TTTGCCGTCCTGGAAGACGCCCTGATACCGCAGAAACGGCAGCACGATCGGAAACACCTTCGACACGCCGTCGCGATCGAAGCGCAGCGCCACCGTCCGGTCGCCATCGAAGTCGACCGCGAGATCCGTGAAGCCCAACCCATCGGCGCCGTCCTTCCCGTGCAGACCGTCGTGTCCATCGACGCCGTTGGCGCCAGCAGGACCCGGGACCGGCGCGCGCGTTTCGACCACCGCGAGCCGTTCGCGCACCGTGCTCGCGTCTTTGGTCAACTCCGTGATCGCGCCCAGGATCGGCGCCGTCTCCGTCAGGCGCAGCTCGAGCTGCAGTTCCACGGCCCGGAGGCGCTCGAGGAGCGGGGTCAGATCCGGCGGCGGCGTCAGTACCGGCGCGCTGGCGGCTTTCGTTTCGATGACGGCGAGCCGCGTGTGCAGCGGCGTCAGATCGACCGGCTCAGTGACCGGCGCCGGGATCGCCACCTTGGTCTCGAGCGCGACCAGCCGATCGCGCAACTGCGCGAGCGCCTCGTCCTGCGCCGGCAGCCGGGACAGATGCGCTTCGAGCGCCGCCATCCGGGCGAGCACCGGCGCCAGCACGGTTTTCAGCGTCAGGGTCAGTTCGCCGGCGAGCGCCTCGACGTCGTCAGGCTGCATAGAGCTCCGCTTCGATCACCTTCTTGCGCAGGGCCGCGCCGAAACTGGCCGCCCGCGCCGCCGGGGTCACCGGCGCCGCCGGCAGTGCCGGGACCGCCGGGGTCGGTTTGGCGAAGGGGTCGTTGGCGTCGCGTGTGGCCAGCGCCGCGAGGGAATACTGCTGCTGCTGCATGTAGGGCGTGTCGCCGCCTGTGACCGGGCCGAGATCGAAGTACTTGTAGCGCGCCTCGTTCGGCGACATGCCGCCCGATCCGATCGCTTCGCGCGCCGCGGTCGTCTTCGTGGCGGTGTCCATGCGGAAGAGATCGTCGAGGTCGAATTCGGTGCCGTAGGTGTGGCCCTGGACCTTGTCGAGCTCGAGGCCTTCGTCGAGACAGAGTTCGAAACTTTCGATCAGGGTCTGGAGCGCCTGGGCGTAGTACTGCTGGAGGAGCGGCTCGATGTTGGCGTAGGGCGGCGGTGGGCCGACGCCGATCATGTAGGCCGGGACGTGGAACGCGCTGCAGACCGTCTCAGCGGTCCACTTCAACTGCTCGATCAACTGCGCATCGACAGCGGTCATCGTGAACGGTTCGTACTTCAGGCCGTCGCCGCCGACGGCGACCTTGCCGACGTTGTCGCCGCTAAAATTGGTTTCCCAGTACGTTTTGAGGCGAGCGGCGGTCTCTTGACTGATCACGCCGGGCGCGGTCAGGAAGCCGCTCGGGTTGCTGCCGTTGGCGAAGAACTTCTTGCTGTTGCTCTGAATGCTGATCCCCTGCAGCGCGGCCACGCCGCACGCATAGATCGGCGTCACCCCGATCAGGGGGTGCCAGAGCGCGCACATCAGGTCGTGGATGATCTCGCGTGCGGGGACGGTGATCGTCTCCTGGCTGACCTCGGCGAGATCGTCACGGCGAATCTGGTAGTAGACGGCGCCGTCGGGCGTCACCAGCGGCGTGACCCGCGATGGATCGAGCAGATAGAGCGCGCTGACGACCCCGCGCTGATCGCGTTGTTTCAACACGTAGGTGTTGCCCTGCGTCAGCTTCGACGTGATCCACTGCTCGACGAACTTGATTCGATTCTGGTAGCGGTTCGGGCGGCGGATCACCGGGCTGAACGCGTTCGACGTCGCCGTATTCCAGATCCCGTGCGTGTCCTGCTCGACGAGGCGCAGACACAACTTCGCAATGTCTCCGGCGATCAACGAGACGCACGCGTACACCGCGGAATACGTGAGCACGTCCTGCGCGCGCACTTCGACGTTCTGCTGCCACGCGCCGGTAAAACTTTCGCGGATGATCGGCCACCACGACCCGGTCCCGGCGCTGAGGGGCCGCAGCGTCAGCGCTTTCGTCCGCGCGATCGTGAACGGGCCGATCTGCATCGGTTACTTCTTCGGCTTTGCGTGGAAATCGTCGGTCGTCATCGGCGCGACCGGGTGCGACGGCTTCGCGGGCGGCGGGGCTGGCGCGTGCACGGGCGCGGCCTTGCCCTGCGCGACGACGCTGTCGACCAGGGCGGCGTCGATCTCGTAGGTGTCGCCCACCTTGTAGGCGGTGCCGAAGGTGGTGTGATCCTGCAGGGCCTTGACGGTCACGGTCTTGGGCGTGTCGTGTCGGTCGGTCATGGGGCGCGTCTCCTCGGGTTACACGGTGCCGTAGATCAACTGGATGCCGTCCGGATCGGGCGGCGTCGATTGGTAGCGCGTGAAGCGGTAGCCGTGCGTCTGCTCGAACTCGTCCCACGCCTGGCGCACGCCGGGGAACAAGCGGTGCCCGTAGTCGTCGCCGAGAATCAGGCCCCCGTGGCGCACATACGGCGCCCACGCGGCAAGATCCGCTCGCACTCCCGCGTAGGAGTGATCGGCGTCGATGTAGAGGTAATCGATCGGCGTCGTCCACGCCGCGGCGGCGGCGATCGTCGTGGCGGGGATCAACCGGATATTGGCGAGCCCGGCGTCGATCAGATTGCGCGCACAACTCACGAGCATCCACGGCGCGGACGACCGCACCGCGGCGGGCGGTGGCTGGACATCACCGGCCCAGGTATCGACACAGGTCAGCGTCCCGCCCCAGCGGTGAATCGATCGCGCGACGGGAATCGCGGACGCGCCCATCCAGGTGCCGAGCTCGACACACGCCGCGGGTCGGTATTGCTCGACCAACTCCAGCATCGTCGCGCCGTGGTTGAACCACCCGTGCGCGAGCGGGTCCGCGCGCGTGAGGACGGCGTCAGCCACGATCGACCCGGGTATACCCGCGCTTGAGGAGTTCCGCGATTGTGGCCGTCTGCTCGCCCTGGAGATATTTCACCGTCCCGCTGAAACCAAACTCAGGCGGCGGTCGCAGTTCGATGATGCCGTCAGACGGCGACGGGGTCTCTTTGGATCGTGTGGTAGGTGTGCTGGCCAATGTGTCCCACCTGTTTCGACAGATCGTGATCGATGTAGACCGTGTACCCGGCGCGTCCGAGGCCGCGGCAAAACATCACGTCTTCCCCGACATCGCCGCCGAGTTCGTTCAGCCCATGCCGGAACCACGGCCGTCCGAGTCCGGCGACGACCTCGGTGCGCATCAACATCGCGCCCATCCCGACGTACTCGACGGCGTCGAGTCCGGTCGACGTCTCCCGGGTCGGTACCCGCTGCCCATCCCGGAAGGCCGTGAACAGGCCCGAGGGTTGGCGCACGCGGTAATTGCACGCGACGATCGGCTGGTCGTGCAGACTGAGGAGCACCGCGAGTTCCCGCGGCACGCTCATGTCGGTGTCGAGCCAGAGCACATGCGTGGCGCCTTGCGTGATCGCCGCCTCGAGAAACCATTCCCGCCCGACGTGGATGTAGGTGGACTCGACCCAGCCCATCGTGACGTCCCGGCCCCACGGCCCCATCTCGCGCGTGTAGGCGTAGAGCTGCGCGACGTCGACGGCGAAGGCGGCCGGCACGGTGTCCCGTGTCGGCCCCCCAATCGCGAGCCGCATCGCGTTACGCGCCCGTCCAGGCCACCGCGGTCAGATAGGTCACCGCCGTCGATCGCGCTTTGATCCACGTGATGAACCGTTCGGCCTTCAGACCGATCAGGTTCTTCTGCCAGAGGCTCACGAGGACCGTCGTCGCATCCGCCGGATCCGTCGGGGCCGAATCCATCTGAATCGAGGCCTCACGGCTCACGTCGATCCGCACGCCGCCTTCGTCCGCGACGAAAATCGACGGCGCATGGACGAGCGCGACGCGCGTGGACATGGTGTTGCTGACGATGACGGGCATGCCGTAGAGCGTGCCGCCCTGCGCCGAGACGCCCGGGAACAGCGGATTGCCGAGCCCATTGAGCGAGACGGCCAGGCCGAAGGCGTTGGAATCGCTCATCAACCAGACACACTCGTCGAGCGGAAACCCGGCCGCCGCCAGCACCGCAATCCGCCCCGTGATGTCCGTCTTCGCATTCGCGGCCGTGGCGCCGGCCGACGCGGCGGTCGCCGCGCCGTTGGTGATGGACGCCGGGGAGACGTTGGCGGACACCGCGACCGCGGGATCCGTCAGCTGCAGATCGAGAAAGCGCGCCATCCCGTTGATCATCTCGTCACGGACGAGCGCTTCGGCCGACGGGGTCGACAGCGTGGCCAGTTCTTCCGAGATCACGATGATGCCGGCCGCCTTGGCGAACGGCACGGTCACCGTCGCGTAATCGGCCTTCGTCACCGGCTTGGGCTTGTTCTGGCCCACCCACCCGTAGGTGCCGCCGGTCGTCTGCGTCGGGATCGAGACGTTGAACGGCACACTGCGGAACCCAGGAATCCGCCCGAGCAACGTCTTCGGGCGCAAGAGTTCGAGGAATTCGTTGAGCGGCTTGGTCACGACGAGCGGGCCGGCCCAGGTCGTGTCCGTGGTCGTGCCAGCGGCGACCGCCGCCTTGGTCCGCCACATGTGCTCGACCATCTGCTCGACTTCCGGCGTCGAGTCCTTCCACTGCTTCGCGTGCTGCAGCGTCTGATAGGAGTCGCCGTGGCCGGCCGCCATCGCCATGCACATCCGCGCGAACGCGGTGCCCTTGGGGACGTTGGCCTTGACGGTGATGATCGACGAGCCGCCGCGCAGCTCGGAGGCGGCGATCTGGTTGTGCGTGGTCGTGATCTGGGTCGCCTTCGCGACGGTGGCGACTTCGAGATCGTGGAGGCGCACGAGGTGCGCGTCGATGCTTTTGACTTCGCGGCCCAGCGTGTCGTGCTCCTCGGCCTGCGCGTCGTCGAGCGTGGCGCCGGTCTCGGCGGCCTTGGTCATGAGTTCGGTTTGGCGCGCGACTTTCGCGGCGCGGGTGGCTTCGAAGGCCGCAATCTGTTCGTGAGTGGTCATACCTGGCGCGGCTTTCTGGTCCGCGCGGACAATCGGAAGAGCGCCCGGAGCGCCGGGCAGATGACGGCCAGACGCGGCCAGATCGAGCGATTTGAGGGTGGTGATCTGCGCCGACTGATCGGCGAGATCAAACGATTTGAAGGCGGTGATCGTCGCATCGGCATTCGCGGGAATCGTGACCAGGGAGAGTTCGAGCACCTCGGTCTTGAGGTAGTGGAACGCCATCGTGTCCTGGAGGAACGCCTCCTCGAGGGCGCGGAAGCCAATCGAGACGCCGGCAATCAAGCCCGCCTTCACCGATTGCCACGCTTCGTCCACGCGGTCTTTCAGCGCGCCGGGTTCATCGATGACGGGCAGACTCGCGACGAAGTCGATGCCGGCCTTGGTCGGTTTGTGAAAGGTCACCGTGCCGACCGGCTTCTGACTGTTGTGATGCAGCAGGAGCGGCAGCGGATTGGTGAACGACACGCCGAGCGGTTCGATGATGTCGCCGCTGCGATCCGGCGTGGGCGTCGTCGCGATCCCGGTGATCGTGCGGCGCTCGGGATCCATCGCTTTGACGCGAAGCAGCGCATACGCGCGGGTCAGCACAGATCCGAGTCTGCCCTGCCGCCTCAGCGGGGTCGTTTTCTAGTTGGAAAAAGCCGGGCGTCGGCGCGCGCGGTTACCCGTTCTCGATGAGCACCCGGAAGGATTTTTCCTTCGTCTGCGCCGGTGATTCGTTGGTGACGATCTTGTTGGCGACCTCGTAGGTCTGCCCCAGCGTCCCGCCCGTGAGCCGCACCTGCGTCGTGCGATTGCTGACGAGCACGCTTTCATTGTCCTTCGTCAACGCGGTCACCGTCGCCACCACGGCCCAGTACGTCGCGCTCGGGGGCACCTGGTTGGTGTGCGCGAGGAGACAGGTGTAGATCGTCCCGCCGCTGACGACGCGGTCCCCCATCACGTACGCGACGGTCGCGCTCCACGCAGGCAGCGGCCGCAG